CAACAATTAATCCTTGTAATTCTTTGTCTTTTTTGCCACCTTTTAAAGTAACTTGTTGAGGCACACCATTTCTATATACAGTTCCCACTCCATTAGCAACATCAACATTTGTTACTCTTTCATTTGGTCTTGGATAATTAAAAAATTCTACATTTTCTTGCTTTGGTGGAGTTTCAGGTGCAACAACATTATTTTGTCCTTGTTGACCTACATTAGGATTTATTTGTGCGTTTTGTTGTTGAGGTTGATTGTTTCCTCCTTGCATGAATTGAGCCATTAAAGTTGGGTTATCTTTTGATTGCAGATAATCTGCAAATGTTCCAGTAAAACCTGTTCTTTTTGCTTGAAAAAAGTTTTGTTGGTCAGGCGTACCAACAATTCCCATTTGTTTTCCAAGAATATTTTTTGCTAAAAAATCTCTTTGTGGGTTTTTTGGGTCTATTCCTAATTGTAAATAAAACCTATCTGTTTCATTCCCTTTGTTTGCTTGTTTATATGCTAACATTGGTGCGGCAAGATTTAATCCACCTCTTGGTGTTAAACTTGGTTGACCTTGTTGATATAAGGAGTTTGCAAGTGCTAATAAACCCTCCTCACTTACATTACCAAGTAAACCATTTGGTCTTTTTTTGTTATCAAATAATCCCATGTTAGCTCCTAAAATAAATTTAATGTTTTTAAAATACTTGCAACTGTAGCCACATTACCTAAAGCATTTGCTGCCTTATTTTCATAAATTGGTTGTGATTGTGTTTGTGCGTTTCCTGCTGCAGCATTTAAGTTTCCTAAGAAAGTACTTAGTCTTTGTTGTGGTGCAGCCTGTAAGAAATCAAAACGAGCTTTATTAGCTTCGATTTGTCTTTGTGCTTGTTGTTGTCTATCTAAACCAACTGCTGCTAATTGTGCATAATCAGTATAATCTTGGTTAGCAAGTGGTGCGGCTCTTGTTATCATTGAGTCTTGTCTTGCTCTTTCTCTTTCGTAGTTTTGCATTAGTGGGTCTGCCAAAGCACGAGTTAAAGCCATTTGATTTGCACCTGACCCTAAACGACCAGCTTGACTAAATGTGCCTTGTACTCTTTCTGTAATAGGGTCTAATACTGCTGTTTTAAAATAAGGATTTGTTGTTGGGTTTAAAAAATTACCTTGTAATGTATTAAGTGCTAAATTTTGACCAGATCGTGTTAATGGACTACCTGACAAAGCACGATTACCTTGTAAAGTCATAGCCATTTGTTGTTCAGGACTAAAACCTGCTACTGTATTTTCAGGATAATAACCAAAACCTGTACCCTCATTATACATTCTTTGTGCTTCATTTGCACCATAAGCTAGGTTTGGTAATACATACGCAGGTGGTAACACAGTTGTTGTCTGTGTACCTGTCTGTTCGCTTCCGCCAATACTCATAATATACTCCTTATTGAAATTGTGCCTACCTCTTTGTAGGTTCTATCTTCGTGTTTAATTCTTGACCAACCTTTACGACCTAGTATCATTGATTTTTTACAACCAATGGATTTAGCCCATTCACAAATTGGTTTTTCCATTTCTTTTAGTTCTTCTAAATCACCACCACCTAACCAAAATCGTATCATTTTGTAATTAGGGTATGTGACTATTTCTGTTACACAAGCAGATTTTTGCCCTGTCCATAATTGAGCATCACCTCTTGCTATTGCATAAAATACATCTTTTTCACTATGGCTATCTATACCTTGTTCTAAGGCTTCTAATATGTATTTGCGTGATTTTAACCACGCTTCTTTATCCAATGATGATGTATTCATAAGCTCGTGTTGTTCCACTATTGTTATGCGTTATTGTAAAAGTTCCATTCGTTCTTGCTGATACATACAAAGCTGTTAATTCGGCAGCAGCATTAGTATCTTTTGGCATAAAGGTTATCACGCTATTTTCACCTACACGCACATCACTTACAACAGTTGTTGCAGATGAGGTTTGCAAGGTAACTGAACCTGTAGAGTTTAAACCACCATCAAGGACTCTATTAACAACTTCTGCAACTTGTCTTGGGTTGCCACCTTGATTAGCAAGTCGTTTAAACTGATTATCAGCCATTATCGTTTACCTATTGTTTTTGCCTCTATTTCTACACCTTGTATATATTTCCAAGTACCTGAAACATTTAATCTTATTTTATGATACCTTCCTTGATTTGACCTTACATTACAATATCCATCATCATTCAAGGTACTTGCTGTGCCAAAACTATCATCATCAACTTGTCTGCGTCTTGACGATACTTGTGCTGTAACAGATGGTGTTGTGCCGCTTACTATCTCAACATAAGGTATAACATTTGTTATAACGCTTGTACGACCATTACCTGTATCTAAATCAGCAGTTTCAATTAAGGCTTCTTTGTTGATGCCACTAAAGGTGTGTAACTTATTATCTTTAGAGCCACCAAAGATAAATTGACCGCCAATATAGATTGATGAGTCAAGTGAAGCAGGTAATCCATCTAATGATGTGCTAATAGCGTCTAATTCTTCTAAAGTATAATTAATAGTCATAAATGGTGATATAAGTTCACAGTCTAATTCTGCATAAGACCATCTTTTTAACGCATAATTATAAATTAATAATCTATCAGGTGTATCATCATTAGAACTACCTGATGTATATGACCACACAACTATTTGTTCTGTAGGGTCAACAGCGGTAGATATTCTTCCTTTGTTTCGTATTGTAAAATCATCAAAGAAAAAACGATTTACTTTTTCCGCACCTATTGGCGTACTTCTTTGTCCATCAAATTGATAAAAACCATCATCTGATAAATAAAATACAGTTTCACCAACACTTGCTACTGAATTTGGATAGTTACAACCAAAACCTGTTTGTACTTTGTCAAATTGGAATATGAGTGGTGTTCCTACATAAGACCCACGCACTATACCCTTTTCACATAATATCGTTGCGTATTCTCCACCAACAATACCTGTAATATCTCCCATATCAAATATATCCTGTATATCGGATTGGTCTGTGCCTATTGTCCAACCTGTATGCGAGGCAAGTGAAGAAAAGTACACACGATTTGGATAAGTGTTGCCACCATATTTAACATTACCTGTAAAAACAAAATCACCTACAACCGCTATATGTTTAGCTGCAGGACTACCTGCTATGTCAGCAAATAATGAACTTGTGCCATTATCATATACTTGTAATATATTATTATGTCCTGACGCACCAATAACAAAACCACTAAAATCTATAAACTTCCATATATCGTCATTACCTAATGAGTTGTAATTTCCTGCTTTTGATATATTTGTTAAATTAGAATTAGATTTTGTAAATTCATATAACTTTGTAACATCACCTGCAAATATCTTAGGGTCACCAGTATCATCTTTAGCGGCAAATATTCCTCTTAATCTATTATCCGCAGCATTACTGTATTGCGATAAATCTTGTAAACCACGATACCCTCGTGCCGCAGGTATGACATTTTTAGCTGTTGTCACTCCGCTTGTGTTGTCAGGCTGGTCAGGCAACCATTCACCAAAATTCATCATTAGTTTATTTCCCCATAATCACCACGCATTTCTAAACCTACGCCAAAATTGCCTTTTTCTTCATCAATTCGTATTGATTGTAGTATGTTTTCAACAAGTGCGTTGTATTGTGTAGCTCTTTGTTCATCTAAAAGGTATGTGTAAGCGTGAAATAGACTCGCATAGAGGTATAAATCAGGAAAACGAGTCAATATAGTGTTTGTCGTGTTACTGTCGCTTAGAGAGCTTATAGACGCTTTATAAGTTAATTCTATATTAAGTGTTGAATCAGGTATTGGTGCTAAAAACAAATTATCACCAATAACACTATAAACTCGTGGTACACCTGTGCCTGTTGTGGCATATTCTTTCTTTACTTGTAGCGGTGATAGATACCTTAATGTAATGCGAGGGTTATTCATTACCTTAACATTTCTTATAGATCGCATATCAGTTGGTAACGATACATAGGCATTATCTGCGCTTGTTGTTAAAGTTGTTCGTGTGTCTTGTGACCGAGTTTCTAGTTCACGAGATATGCGACTTTCAGCTAAATCAATAAATGTATCAATTTGTGTCGTTAAGTCATCTCTAGCTAAAAAATCAGCTATCTCTGTTTTTAATGATGAATAATCTGTTGCCATTATATACTTCCGCCACCTGTTCTAAAATATTTGTTGTCAGGGTCATTTAACCATCTTGACCATGCTTTTTTGTTTTTCTTCGGTTCTCCGAATTTATGTAATAATTCATAATAGAGGTTTGCAGGTATTTCTGCGATTTGCCTCATGTGTTTTTGTGTACCTACGATATTGTATGGTTTGTAATCAATATCTAAATCTTTGGCTTTTTTAATTATGTCTTTTGTTTCTTGTTCTACTGAAACATGATGCTGACCATCATTTCCCCCATGAAAATATGTTGTTTTTTTCTGTACAGGGTCATAACCAATTATTTTTTTCATTGTAAATCCTAAGTTGTGGGGGGTACTTAATACCCCCCTTTGCTTAAATTAAGTATTTAAGTCTGTTACCATGCCATGTGCTTTAGGTGCGGTAGGAACATAAGTCCATTCGCTTACTATAGCAAATTTAGTGGCATCGCCAGTCGGTGCTACATCTGAAACAGAGAATAGTCTATTAGGTAACGAACCAATAGAATAATGGTTAGAATCTAATAAGAATATTGTGCCATCAGGCATTTGTCTGTCGATAGTAACGCTTAGTTCACCAAAATCTGTAAGATAAAGTGAAACGCTTCCAACGATAGCTACTTCTTTTGGTGCTGTGTATTGCAACTGTTGTGTTGCTACGCCACCACCTGATAAGTCACTAAAAGCTACTTTGTTTGCAGGTGAAACTACAAGCATATCAGGCTGTCCGCCATCTTCGTATGCAGCTTTCATAGCAGTATCAATTTTTGCTAATGTAAGGGCAGCGGCAGTACCAGCGTTGTTAGTAGTATCTGTTCCATCACCTGTTGGTGTTGTACTTGGAGAAACAAGTGAAACATTAGTTATATAAGAACTAATTTTACCTGCTTTTCTTGGTTCAGGTGAAGCTACTCTTGCTTCGTTTTTGCAAAGTGCTTTTTCAATATCTCTGCGTTGCTCAAGTCCTTTTAAGACTTTAACATAAGCTGTTTCTTTATCTCTACCAGCCTTGTCAACAACATCAAGTGTACCTGATACTGATGCAGCTTGGATAGAAATTTGATGATAATTACCAAGTCTAGTTGTAGCGGTAGGATTAGTGTATGTGTAATCTGCGCCCTCTGATTGATAATTAGTATCGGAAGCTGCTGTAAGTTCTTGAACTTGCCATTCGTGGAATACACCACTTGTTGTAATTTTCTTACCATTACTGAAAATTGGTGTTTCAGCAGGGTCAATACGAGTAATTACATCAGACAAATCTTCTCTCTCACCAACAGCGTTTGCGGTTAAGTAAGTTGCCATATTATAAACTCCTTATATGGTTAATTGGATTTTTGTAAAAGATAATCAACAGCAGAATCCATGCTGCCAGTTGATTTCAACTTATTGTAGGCTTTATCAACCTTACCTGCGTTTAAGGATTTTTGTGTAGTAAGTTTTTTACCTGATTTTGTCATCTTAGGTGCTTTCTTAACTTTTTTCTTAACAAGCGGTTTTTTTGCTTGTAAGTCATCAAACATCATAGCTTTGCGTAACATCAATATTGCTC